GCAGCTATGGCTAAGCTTCTAATATTTGTTTCACCTAATGGAACTACTCGTAAGCGTACAGTTGCAGAAGCAGCTAACCTAGCAGTAGTCGAAGGAAACGCACAAGATGTCACAGCTTTTAGATTGGATAAAGGAGGCGACTTTGGAGTTGCACTTCAAACTGCAAACACTATTACAGAACGTCTGTCGTTTGCTTTCATGCTTAACTCAGCAGTTCAAAGACAAGCTGAAAGAGTTACTGCAGAAGAAATAAGATACATAGCTAATGAACTAGAGGACACCTTAGGTGGAGTCTATTCAGTTCTTGGTGCTGAGTTCCAGTTACCATTTGCTAAGTTAGTAATGGCTCGTATGCAGAAGGCAGGAAAGATACCTGCTTTACCTAAAGGTATGGTAGAGCCTGTAGTTATTACAGGTATGGAAGCTTTAGGTAGACAAGCTGATATGACTAAGATGGACATGTTTACTCAGAGTCTAGCAGTCTTAGGACCTGAGGCCTTACAGAAGCATATTAATATTAGCGAGTACATTGCAAGAAGAGCAGCTGCTTTAAGTATTGATGCAACTGATCTAGTTAAGACTGAAGAACAGTTACAACAAGAAATGCAGCAACAGCAGCAGATGATGCAACAGCAACAGATGATGCAAATGGCTCAAGCTGCAGCACCTAATGCCGTCAAAGGTATGTCCGATGGTGCACAACAACAAGCCGAAATGACTAACGATGCTGTAATGGCAGAACAAGAAGGAGAACAACAATAATGAAAATGGATTACTTACATCAAGAAGTAGAAGAAGAAGAACACGAAGTAAAAGAAGATATTGTTAAACCCAAGAAAGCAGCTAAGAAAGAAAAGAAGAATGCAGCTGAATTAAATAAGGGTACTAAAAGGGTGGATCGATAATGTGTAGCTCAGAAGGTTTAGGTATCTTAGCGGAGCGAGGCAAGTATGCTGCAGATCCTTATAGTTATGGTAAAGAAAAAGGACCAATAACTGAAAAAGAATATGACACATACTTTAAGGAAAGATGGGCAAAGGAATATCCTGGTGAGCCTTATCCGCACGAAGACTTTAAATTTAAAAATATGAAAGACAAATAATTAACACGGGAGATTTAAATGGTAGAAGAAGTACAATTCAAGTCAGAACAACCTGCAGAACCTGAAGGTCATGAAGAAGCAATGGTCAAAAAGATTGACGATGCTAACACTATGCCTGAAGAAGGTATCCAAGAAAATGTAGAAGTAGCAGCAAAACCTGAGGGCATCCCTGATAAATTCTATGATGCTGAGACAGGTAAGGTTGACTATGATGCTATGGCAAAGTCGTATACTGAACTTGAAAAGAAACAATCAGGACAGAAAGAAGAAGTCAAAGAAGAATCTGTAGAAGAACCTACAACAGCTGACGAAGCAGTAGAAGCAGCCGGTTTAGATATGGGTAAACTCACTGAAGAGTATGACTCTATTGGTGGACTTACAGATGATTCTTATGCAGCTTTAGAGAAAGCAGGTATACCTAAGGCAACCGTAGATCAATACATTGAAGGTCAGAAAGCCCTAGTAGCACAGGCACAGACTGAAGCCTACTCTCTTACTGACGGTAAAGAGGGGTATGAAGCTATGTCTGCATGGGCCAAAGCCAATCTGTCAGCAGAAGAGCTAACTAACTATAACACGCAAGTCAACTCTACAAATGCAAAAGTGAGGAGTATGGCTATACGGGGGTTACATGCTCAGTTTTCTGCTGATAGTGGTGAAGGTAAACCTTTAGTACACGGTGGTGCAACTACAGGAAGTACAGGTGGATACGGTTCACGAGCTCAAATGATTGCAGCTATGCAAGATAGCAAGTATCAATCAGACCCGGCCTATAGAGCTGAGGTAGAAGCTAAAGTAGCTCGGTCAAGTTTCTAGGTCAGTGTATTTCTCCCTGCACTCCTAGATCAAAGTCCTACCCTCTCGGGTAGGCATGACCGCTTTTGAGTGGCGTACCTCAAGATAGACTTGTATAACTCTCTATCGAACTGGTTTCTTTAACTAACTATAAAGGAAACTATTATGTGGACTAAGCCATGTGCAACTGAAATGCGTTTCGGTTTTGAAGTAACAATGTACGTATGCAATAAATAATTCAAGTCCCCCGTCCAGGGGGCATCATGCCTTTTCAGGCAGATTTTCCCACACTAAATCAATTAGTAACAAAGCCTCCTGAGGGAGACAACTTCGTGAGAATAGTTTTAAGTAACAGGAAATGGAATTTAAACTAAACTACAAGGAGACATTATTATGTCAGACGCAAATCCAAGTAGACTAGGTTCCATTAACGGCGCAGCAGACAAGAAAGCCCTCTTTCTCAAAGTCTTTGCCGGTGAAGTCCTAGCTACTTTTCAGCAACACAACGTATTCCTAGATAAAACAACTGTAAGAACTATTGCTAACGGTAAGTCGGCACAGTTCCCTGCTACTGGTATCGCAACAACTGGTTACCATACTCCAGGTACAGAAATCCTAGGTGACGAAATCAACCATGCAGAACGAGTTATCACTATTGATGACTTACTAACATCATCTACATTTATCGCAAATATCGATGAGGCTATGAATCACTATGATGTTAGATCTACATACTCAAATGAAATCGGTTTCCAACTAGCTAAGAAGATGGACGAGAACATTGCTCAAGTTATGGCATTGACAGCTCGTGAATCATCTACTATTGCAGATCAAGCAGGTGGTACTACATTAACTAATGCAGACTATCCTACTGATTCAGCAGTGCTAGCTTCAGGTTTATTTGATGCACAACAAACACTAGACGAAAAGAATGTTCCGGAAAATGACCGTAACGCTTTCTTCTTGCCCGCTCAATACTACCTCTTGGCACAAAATACAACAGTAATTAACCAGTGGTACGATGGCAAGGGCTCAATCTCAGAAGGTACTATCCTTAAGATTGCAGGTCTACCAATTGTTAAAACCAATTCAATACCACAAACTAACGTAACTACAGGCCCTGACGCATACAAAGGCGACTTCAGTAACACAGTCGGCTTAGTAGCTCACAAAGGTTCTTGTGGAACAGTTAAGTTAATGGATCTAGCAGCTGAATCAGAATACGATATCAGACGTCAAGGTACATTAATGGTAGCTAAGTACGCTGTAGGTCACGGAGTTTTACGTCCGGAAGCAGCAGTAGAATTAGCTTCAGCGTAATACATGTAATACAGTTTAGCCCCTTCGGGGGCTTTACTTTTTTTAAAAGGAAATAGAAATGTTAGGAAGTTATACAAGTCTTTCAGAACTGGAAGCAGTCAACATTATGCTTAGCACTATCTCAGTAGCACCAGTATCAACCTTAGTAGTGGAGAAGGATCTTAATGTTTCTGTTGCAGTACAGATGTTATATGACACAGCACGAGAAGTAGAAAGCTATGGCTACTACTTTAATACAGATGCTAAGTATCCCCTCACTCGTAATACCGATGATGAAATAGTCTTACCTAAGAACACTTTGTTTGTGTCTGTAGACAGAGACTTTTGGGAATATGATGCAACCTTAAGAGGCCTTAAGTTATATAACAGACGTAAACAAACATACAAATTTGATAAGAATTTAACAGGTTTAGTGACCTTCTTCCTAGAGTGGGAAGAGTTACCACAACCTGCAAAACAATACATTGCTATTAAAGCAGCAAGAAAATTTCAATTAAGAATGCTGCCGGATGAATACACATCTAAGTATAGCCAACAAGAAGAACTAGAAGCAAAAGCACAACTAGAAGACTATGACGCAATGGAACGACAATACAATCTAGCCGACAGTAATCCAGTATTCAAAATATTAGCGAGGTAAATTATGGGAATGATGAACAGGTCGATACCTAATATGTTCAATGGGGTATCACAGCAACCCCCTGCCCTACGCTTACCTTCACAGGCTAACATCCAAGAGAATGGTCAGTCTAGTGTGGTAGATGGTTTAAGTAAAAGACCACCAACTAGACATATAGCAAAGTTTAATACGAAATCTAATAGTGAAATTTATATACATACAATTAACAGAGATAAGTTTTCTCAGTATGTAGTGATGATAGAAAATGGAGAACTCTATGTTTACGATCTTGATGGGAATAATATCCCTGTGGACTATCCTGACGGTAAGTCTTATCTTAGTACATCTACACCACGAGATGACTTCTCGGCGGTAACAGTAGCTGACTATACATTCATAGTTAATAAAAAAACTACAGTAAGACAAACATCGCAGACAGCTGCAGGTACCTTATCAGGTTCAGTACAACAATTCATAGACCTACCTGATTCAGGTGGCGGATACTATGAGATTGCAGGTACAGGTGCTAACAACTTTGATAACTACTATGTTAAAAAAGTAGGTGACGTATGGCGTGAGACAGTTAAGCCAGGTCTTAAGACACACTTTGATAAGAACACAATGCCTCATGCATTGATTGATGAAGGCAATGGTAGGTTTACATTTAAAGAATTAGATTGGGACCCTCGGTACGTTGGGGATGACCTGACTGCTAAGTTTCCTTCTTTTACTAATAACAAAATATCAGACGTATTCTTTCACAGAAATAGATTAGGATTCTTATCTAGTGAGAATGTTATATTCTCTAGGTCAGGAGACTTCTTTAATTTCTTCCCTGAAACTGTAACAACTATATTGGATACAGATCCTGTAGACGTTGCAGTATCTCACAATAAAGTAGCTACATTGAAACATGCTACTTCTTACAATACTTCCTTAATGTTATTTGCTGACCAAGCTCAGTTTCAATTGACAGCTAAGGATGTCTTAACACCTAAGACTGCAGCCATTAATGTAACAACAGAATACAATGTTAATACCAAGGTGACCCCAGTATCAGCCGGGACATCTTTATACTTTGCAGTAAACAAAGGTGAATCAACAAACATAAAAGAATATGAAGTACAACCATTAACTTATAACAATGAAGCAGCAGATGTAACAGCTCACTGTCCTAGGTATATACCTAATGACTGCTATAAGTTAGCAAGTAGTGATTTAGAACAAACAGTTATTGCCTTATGTGAATCAGGTAAGAATGAAATGTATGTCTATAAATACTATTGGGCCACACCTGATGAAAAGGTACAAAGCTCATGGTCTAAGTTTCTATTTGATTCTCAAGACACAATTCTTAATGCAGACTTTATAGATAATAAATTATATATCGTTGTTCAAAGATACGATGGTACTTACTTGGAGATGATGGATTTCAGTTATAACCAAGTAGAAGAAGACCTAGGATTCTTAATACACTTAGATCACCGTGAAGATATTAAAGGAGTATTTGATCCTGAAACCTTACATACAACTTGGACTGTCCCCTATCCTACTACAGGAGCAGGATGGCAAGGAGTATTAGGCGTTGACTTTGAAGGACAAGTAGGCGGTACATTAAATTTAAAATCTAATGGCGAGTATACCTTAGAAACTATAGGTGACTGGTCAGCACATCCTGTAACAATTGGTAAGCAATATAGATTTAAATATCAGCTTAGTCCAATCTATTACAAGGATTCACAGAAACTAGCAGTACCTCATTACAAACTTAATCTTAAGAACATGCATTTATTCTATGACCGCTCAGGTTACTTCAAGGTAACTGTGGACATGAAAGGTTCTGATACCTATGAATACACACTTAACCCTACACTTGGGGATGAGTTATTAACAATAGGTAAAGCAACCATAAGTAGAGGCAACTTTAGATTCCCTATATTTGGTGATGGTGAACAGACAAAGATAACAATCGAGTCAGACTCAATGTTCCCAGTATCAATACAGGGTGCTGAATATGAAGCATTAGTAACTAATCATTCGAGTCATCAATAAGGGATAACATGGTACAAATTATTACACCAACTAAAGAACACACTAAGGACTTAGCACCACGCTTAAGACCTGAGGACATCGTAGAGATAACTGTAGCATCTCCTGAGTTAGAACTAGAAGAGATACTTAACTTATGTGTAGAAACATCTACCGAGTCATATGCAGTTGTTGATGAAGAAGATGGTTGTGTTGCTATATTTGGTGTAAGAGACATGGACAAAGATAGTGGGATACCTTGGTTCCTCTCTTGTGAACTCTTCTTCTCTAAGTATAAGAGAAGGTTTATCAAAGAAGGACCTGAGTTCCTTAAGAAGCTCTTTGGTTCCAAGACTCACTTATATAACTATGTATCCAAAGATAATACTAGGAGTCAGAGATGGCTCCAGTCCCTTGGATTTACTATACATAAACAAGAAATTAAATTTAAAGACGTAGTGTTCTACGCATTTGACAAAAAGGAAAACTAATATGTGCGGAGTTATGGAAGGGTTGGCTATTGCCGGTGCAGTTACCTCCTTTGTAGGAGGACAGTCACAAGCTAGTGCAACTTCGGATGCAGCTAAAGCTAACTTAGAAGCTCAGTATGCACAGACAGCAGAGAAACAAAAACAGATTAATGAACAGTCTGCATTAGAAACTAGTGAAAGACAAAGACAAGGAATGATTGATCGAGCAGAGTCAATGGCTATTGCAGGTGAATCAGGTGCACTAGGGTTTAACTCAGACAGACTTATGGCTGATTCCTTTATGCAAGAAGGTACAGACCTTATGTCTATTGAGCAGAATAGATCTAATCAGATGAAACAAACTGATCTGAATAACCAATCATCTAGGGCAACAGCTCAATCACAAGCCAATGCAGCATATAACAATGCGCCAGGCTTAATAGGAACTGGGTTACAGATTGGTGGAACTATAGCTAATTACAATCAAAAAGTTGATACAGCCACAGAAGATTATGTAGGCTCTCATTTAAGATCATAGGAAAACATTATGGATAAAGCATTCGATGCCTTCACGCAAAGAAGGGACACAGGGACTAAAGATCGAGTCACTGAAAGAAGACGTGTAGAAACCTATAATGATCCTAATAGATACCAAATGCCACCTAGGAGAAGACTAGGTGTATACGCACAGAACAAGAGTGTATTTGTAGATCCTGCTAAATCTAACATTACAGCATTTGCTGAAGGTTTATCTGAAGTGCAGCCTCAGATCATGGACTACTTAGCTCAAGAAGAAATAGAAGCTAATAAGAAAGAAGTTCAATTAGGTCTTAAAGATGCTATGGCTACTGAAGCTATGAAAGCAGGCGACACTGAGTTTGTTGATAGCGAGTGGAGACAGTTTGCTTACGAACAGAAGAAAGCAATGATGGCCGGTGAAGAACTGACTACACAGCTTTTAGTTGATATTAAAAACAAAGACCCCATGGTGGACTTCCAACCTTGGTATGAAGATTGGTATGCTCAGAAGTTAGAGGAGTTTCCTCATCTAGCTACCATGGACCCTGAGGTACTAGAGTCATACAATAAACCAATACAAAAAGGTGTCACTAAAGCTAGAAACTATTCTCTAGTAACTAAAGAACAAGCTCAGCAGGACATGTATGAAGCTACTGCAACTGACTATATTACAAAAACATTAGAAGAAGCTATTGAATTAGGACATGAAATAGATAATGACTTAGTTGAACGTATCATCGCTGATGAAGAAAACATGAGCCGATGGGGCATGACTAAGAACAATGAGATTCTTTTTAATGCTGTAGGTCGTATTGCTAAAGGCGAAAAAGGTAAACGTAACATAGACGCTCTTAAGTATTTACACATGGGCAGAGGTGAAGGAGGTACTCTACCTTCAGTAGCTGAAATGAGACATGATGAAGTTGAAGCACTTAAGAAAGACGTACAAGATCTTATAGATGCCGATGACCGTGATGCACAAGTAATTGCAGACACATTAGAACAAGACATTAAAGATAAAAATACAGAAGCTAAAGCACGCTTTAAAAGAATACTTGGTGCTCCTGAAGATATCGTGGATATCCCTGGTGCTACTAGAACAAGATCTAAAGTAGCTGAGTGGCAATCACAAGCTATGGAAGATTATCGAAAGCTTGTTGATGCTATGACAGACAATGGTATGCCATTAGATTTAGCACATAAAGAAGCTTTAAAGAAACTAGAAGCTGATTATAAGATTAGTGGAAAGTTAGCTCCGGCATATACAGAAGCACAAGAGGAAGATAAAGAAAGAGTAAAAAATTCTTTAGCTTATACACACAGTTTAATTAAACAACCTAACTACAACATAATTGCAGCAGAGGTATTTAAAGGTATAGACACACAAGGAGGCTTTGATCCTTCTACAGTAATACCAGGGTGGGACCAAATGCTTCCTGAGCATCGTACTACTGTTATTAAAGCAGGTAGAAATGCTTATGCAGCTCAAGTTGCAGCAGACGTTATTACTAAAGCAAATCAAGAAGCTGATTTAGCTGAGTCAAATGCTAAAGCTAGTAAGAGAACTGTTAGAGAGTTAGATAAAGATTTAGCTGAAAAGACAAATGATCAGGTATCTAAAGCTGAAGACAGACAAACAAAAGCAAACGAAGAAATTGCTAAAGCTGAAGATAGAGACACAGAGCAACGTGTTAAAGAACAGAACTCAGGCATGCATCTTACTCTTAAAATTCAAGAAGAAAAACTTAGAAGAAAGAATGAAGCTGAAGCTATCAAACGTGAAGAAGAAATAGCTGCTTGGCATAGAGATGTTGATCTTAAAGGTAAACTTGAAGACGAGTTTGATACACCATTTGAACTAGTACCTAACATAGTACAAACTCCTGACGGCCCTGTACAAGATGGATGGAAAGAAAATCCAAGCAAAGCACGTAAGGTAGATACTGACTTTAAACGAGGTGTAGATGATAACGTAGGCCTCTATGGTCACGAAGGATTTGAACCTCATGATGCAGGAACATTTGGTGATTCTATCTATGGAAAAATATGGGACGGCATTGTTGATGTAGGTGAAAGACTTTATGACATCTACGATACATATGATGGTCCGGCTCCTATTGAAATGAACCCGTTGCAAGAAGAATATAGTTCAACTGATAGAGACGAGAATGGTCGTTTTCAAATACTTAGAACACCTAGACCTTCAGTAAACACTAATGACCAAGTTGCTCCAACTCCTCCGGTTACTCCTAAGGCCGAGCAAGCTCCAGGTGTAGTACAAAATAAACAATACCAGTCTATTAGCAATTATCTACAAACTGATAAGAAAATGAGGCCTGAAGCAGTGGCAGCAATCTTAGGTAATATTGATGTAGAAACAGACGGTACCTTTGATTACACTAAGCCACAAACTAAAGGTCCAGGCTATGGTTTATTCCAACTAGAAGGTTCTAAAGCTAAATTCTATAAGCAATTTCTTAAAGATAAAGCTTTAAAGGACAGTCCTCAAAATCAATTAGAGTATATGTACGAAACAATCTATGGTGATTTACAACATACGATTGGTAAACGACATGCTAAGACACTTAGAATCTTATTTGAGACTGGAACTGTACAAGAAATAACTGACGGTTTTGAAAGGATTTGGGAACGTCCAAGCAAACCTCACTCATCAAGAAGACAAAAGAGTGCCAAAGAGCATCTCAAAAAAATAACATAAGGACAAGATTATGGCGATAGAACTTATTAAAACTCCACTAGAGGAGCAAGAAGATACTGCTGCTTTAGAGGAGCAGGACTTAGCATATAGCACGGAGGAATCTCCTCCTGTTATCGAGCCTCAAGAAGGGGAGAATGCTATTGCCAATCTTCAACAAGCTAGAAGTTTAGATATTGAAGACGCTGATATTAAAGACCTTGAAGACCCTAACGGTGGCTATGCAGCTTATCAAGAGACAGAAGCATTACCTCTTATAAGAACACCTGAAGAATCACCTGAAGCAGATGCAGAAGCATATGATAATGCTAAAGGTGTAGGGTTATCTTTTGTACAAGGACTATGGAACGGTGCAGAAGAAATTGGTTTTACTGTAGCAGAACTAGCAGACTCTGCTTTTGACATGGAGTCTCCTACGTACTTCAAAGACTATGCAAAGAGTATAGAACTACAACCTACTGAATGGAAGAATGCAGGTGAAGCAGCTATGGTAGCTTCTACTGCAAACACATTAGCAGGTGGAGCAGGACAGTTCTTATCAGGTTTTATACCGGCTCTTAAAGCTTTACAAGTATTTAAAGCATCCGGCAAAGTTATGCCTTGGATGAAGAAAGTATTAGGTACTGGTGTAGCAGGTGCTGCAACAGACTTTGCTGTATGGGACCCTACAGAGAAAAGAGCTGTAGACTTCCTTAGCAGCTATGGTGATGAGATGTTAAACGAAGCAGCAGCTCAAGGTATCACTGAAGAAAACTTACCTCTTATTAAACAACAACTAGCTAGAGTATTAACATCTGATTTCGTTAATAAACTTAAATATGAAGAAGGTGACTCTGATATAAAAGCTAGATCTAAACAAGCCTTAGAAGGTTTTGTATTAGGTAAAGTATTAGATCCTATCATGGGAGCTTTAGGCTCTTTGGCTAGACTTAAGAAGCCAGTGAATCAACCATATCAACGTAGTAAATTTTCTAAAGATGAAGCAACAGAAGAGATTCTTGAACAAGAACCTATAACAATAGGGTCAACTGTTAGAGCAGCTGATAGAGATAATATCGGTAAAGTTGTTAGCATTAAAGAAGGTAGAGCTAAAGTTAGATTTGAAAACAAACAAAATGGTACTAAAGCTGTTGTTGAACTTGACATGAATCAATTAGAAAACACAGCTAAGAAACCTGTTGGCAGAGAACTTACACAAAAAGAAAAAGCTGACATGGGTTTTGATAATGACTTTACTATTCCTAAAAATGCACAAGATCAATTTAATGAAGCATTTGCAAAGAATGCTGATCCTAAAGTTGCAGCTACAGTTTTACTAAAGTCTTTCACTCCGGTCCTTGATAGTGTTGTAAGTGTCGCTGACATGGATGTAATCATTGCTAGAGCAAAAGCAGTTGTTGAAGAAGCAACAGCTAATGCAGGTTCATGGAGAGATTCCTTAGACAAAGCTACAAGAGATAAACTATTCTCTCAAGAAGGTATAGCTCGTGCCGGTGCAAAAACAAAAGACTTATCAGCTGACGCTGTTACCTTAGCATTAATTAAAGCTTCTTTAAAAGAGCGAGTAGTTAAAGCAGGTAAATCAGCAATAGCTTTTAAGAATGGTGGTAAAGGTATCACCAAAGAAGAATATAAGAAAGTTATTGCTAACTCTTTTGCTCTTAATCAGTATGCAAAAATACAGATTGGTGAAATAGGTAGAGCATTAAATGTAGTTAAGATGTCCAAGGTAGGTCCTAATGGGGAACGAATCATGGACGTTGACCAACTGTTCAATGAAATAGATAAGAAAGGTTGGAACAGCATTGATGAACATATGGAGCTTATGGCTAAATCAGATGAAATGTCTGAGGCAGTATTAGATCATATGGGTGAGCGTAACTGGATGAGAGCTTGGACAGAAGGTTTTATTAACTCTGTACTGTCTCCTACATCCTTAGGTATTAACATGACCTCTAACGCTATTATGATGATAGCTAGAACTGCTGATATACACATGGCAGCATTTAGAGGCGGTGGTGGTATTACACATAAGCAGGCCTTTGCTCACACTTTAGGATATCTACAGGCTATCCCTGAAGCTTTCAGAGTTATGTATAAGTCTTACAAATCTGACAAAGCTCAGTTCTCTAACAATAAACAATGGGTAAACGAATTTCAACCTAAAGCATCAATCACTTCAGCTAACTTAGGTTACCGAGGTGATGACTTAAACTTCATGAAGAAGTCTATCAACGGCACTGTTGATGTTATTGGTAAAGTATTCCGAGGTGTACCAGGTGGTGTTAGATCCATGATGGCTACCGATGAGTTCTTTAAGGTACTAAACCATAGAGCTTACTCTATGAAAGTAGCAATGGAATCTATTGAACAAAGTGGTGCAAGTGTAATTAAGAACCCTAAGCAATATGCTAAAGGAGTGTTGACTGAATTTGATAAGATTCAAAACTCTTCTAAAGCAGCAGCTAGAAAAGCAGGATGGGGATCTCCTGAGTACATGGCTTTAAAGAAACACAATGAAGCTATGGAAGAAGCACACCTTGCTACATTCACAAATGAATGGGGCTCAGGATCAGAACAGGTATATAAGACACTAAGGTCTCAACCTTGGACATCTTTAATATTACCTTTCGTTAGACAGCCAGTAAACAACATGTTGTATCTAGCTAAGTCTACACCAGGTCTTAACCTAATGTCTCGTAGACACTCTGCTGAATTAGCAGCCGGTGGTGCAAGAGCTCAGTTAGCTCAAGCACACCTTAATGTTGCTTCTATGGTATGGGCGTATGCATTCATGACAGCATTTGCTGAAGGTGGAAAGATCCAAGGTAACCCTAAGGGTAACCAAGGCTCTCGTACTGAGAGTGCAGACCTAGGTATAGATCCTAATACAATTCAAAATGATGATGGTGATTTTGTAAACTATCGTGGTGGTGAACCTGTAGCAGGCCGTTGGGCTATTGCAGCAGGCTTAATGCATCAATGGATGAAGATCATGAATGAAGCAGGTCCTAACATGACTGATGAAGAAATAGAAGAAGCATCATGGGGCATGGTTATAGCAGGTGGTTTAACTGTTATGGATAACTTTAAAGATCAATCTTCATTAAGAGGTTTAGAAAATACTCTTAAATTGTTTGAAGGTGGAACTGAGAGTTCATTTAAGAAACGTACTGAGATGATGTTGACAGGTTGGATTCCTAATCTATCAGGTCAAATTAAATATATACGTGAACAATACTTAGGTGAAGATCAAGTTAGATATAGTGCAGAAGGAGTAGCACAGGAATATGAGAAGCGTTTAGGTGGTGGTGAAATTGTACAACTAAACTCTTTTGGTGATGCTATGCCAGGCGCACATCCTCAAATGATTGGTGAAGTATTAGGAAACGATTCTAAATTAAATCCTTTTAACTATCTTCCTACTAACATTAGAAAGACTAAAGGCTTTGAAGAACCTTGGCAACAAGAGATTGTTAGAGTTAAACAAGCTTTACCTGGTGAAACAGTGTTAGGCCAAGTGCCTAAACGTATAGACAAAGTTAAGATAGATAATAGAGAAAGACATAATCTATTGAAGTTTGTTAAGCATATAAAAATTGGTGGTCAAACTTTAGCTCAAGCTATGACTAAAGAAATGGCTACTAGACTTTATACAGAAAGCACTGATAAGTTTAAATCAACAATTATCAAACAAGTATACAAAGCATATATGGATGCAGCCAAAGTGTACTTGGTTTCTGACGCTGCTAGTTTCTATCAGAATAAAGAACGACATAGACTAGAACCTCATTGGTCAGCAATGGGATTAGTAGACTATGGTAGAAGTAGAGCTTTATCTAAACTAGCTGATCGTCAAAAAGCTAAGGATGTCAATAGACTGTTGAATCCAAATGATCCAAGACGAATTGATGTAAATAGCTATGAACAAGAAGCTACTACACAACGAGTCAGCAATCTTCAAAAAATACAATCATTACTTAATTAACACAAGGACTAAACAATGGAAGCAAAGAAATCATATGTAACCTATAACGGAGATGGTACAACTACAGTATACCCTGTACCATTCCCGTACCTTGCTCAAGTGCACGTCTCCGTGTTAATTGCAGGGACAGCATTACCAAGAGATGAGTGGATATTCTTAACACCGAGTTCTATACAGTTAGACACTCCTACTATGGAGATTATAACTATACAGAGAGTAACTCCTACAGCACCTATTGTAGACTTTACTGACGGCTCGGTGCTAACAGAAAACCAGTTAGACACAGCAACTATACAATCACTGTATGTAGCTGAAGAGACTCAAGATCTTGTTGAAGGATCTATTGGTAACGCTCCTGGTGGTGAACTACCGGATGGTAGTCCTGATCCTAATCCAGGTGACGGTGTGAACTGGAATGCTCAAGGTAAGAAATTAATTAACTTAGCTGACGCAACTCATCCTCAAGACGCAGTGACTAAATATCAACTAGATAGAGCAGCACCTAACCTAGAAGGTAGTGTAGATGATGCTAGAGATGAAGCAGACAGAGCTCAAGCTGAAGCAGATAGAGCTCAAGAAATTGCTGACACGTTAGCTCCTGACATTGATGCAGCAAACAATGCAGCTATAGCAGCTAAGGAATCTGAGGAAGCAGCTAAGTTATCTGAAACTAATTCCAAGGCTTCTGAGAATGCAGCAGCTTTATCAGCA